TCTGTATCTCGCTTGAGAGCAAGCCTACGAAAGCGTCGGACGCGATGGGCATCTTTACCTCGTCGAGAAGCTGGATGTCCGTGCCTGCGGGCAGGGGAATTTCACTTCCGTCTTTCCACGGGTCTGAATCCAGCGTGACCGTGCCGTCGGGCGAGAGTATCTTGTACGGGTGTTTCACAGCCCGCCTGACGAGCGTCTTCATTGCGCTCATCGCGAAGTTATATTCGTCGTAAAGTTCCCTGTTTGATGAAAAAACGCTTTCCCCCGCGTCTTTCTGGGTGTCGTCTGAGGAGTTAATCGTCTGTACCATCGGCGCGGCTCCCACGGAACCGTAAAAAAGAGGGACGCACGCCATTCCGTCTTCCGTCACGACGTTGTGGGGTTCGGGTTTCTTTGCAAATTTCCCTGCACCGTCGTCCACTATCACGGCATTTGACTCCCTGTCATAGTAATCCCATACGTCAACGCCCCTGTTTTCGTCTTCGTGCGGCGTTTCTGGCGGGATGTCCAATTTATATAGTGCCTTTATCGACCTGCGCGACCTCCTAGTGAGGTACGCTCCCCATATCATGCCGTCCTCGTCACTTTCGTACACGAACCTCAGCGGGTCGTAGGGGGTAATATCTACGTAAGTGGTGCCATTGGGGTATTTATTTAAGACAGCCCTGCCGCAGTACCACCCCCTGATAACAGTATAAAACGAAAGCTGTTCCTTAACCGACGGGTGCCCCTGCTTCCTGAGCCTTTCGTCCGCTAGGTTAAGGCATCCGATGAGCCATTTCTCCTTTGCCGATTCCCTTTCCCTCATCTCCTCGCTCATTCCCTGAGCCACCCTCACTATCCTGTTTGACTCGGAGAGAAACGACACTATCTTGTCTGCAAATATCTTCGGTGCGTTTGACGTGTATGACTGGTACCCATCAGGTACCTTGTATGAATTCAGGCGGTAGAGGGAATAGTCATCTTCCATCCTCCCCCTCCTCGTCGCGAAGCCGGGTGATTCCCAGACCTCCATGATTTGTTCGAGCATGTCAGATGCGTCTGCCAATTTTTACCACCTTTTAATAGATATGACCCGCTTCGCCGCTTCGCTGCGGGAGTATCCGTAATTGTGTACCAGTCCGTATGTTATAGCCTTGATGCCGTGGTTAAACGCATCACGGGGGGTTCTCCCGACCACGTTGCCCTCCCTGTCCGTCGCCCACTTGTACACGTGGACCTGCCCGTCAAACGGGTTGGGGCTTCCGCCCAGTTCTGATAATACACCATTTGCGCGAGGGCTGAAAAGCATTTTCGGCATGTTGGTTATGGGATCTGGTTTTAAAAACGTATTAAATCTTTCAATGCCGTCCATCACCCCGACTTTCTCCGACATCATGTGAACGCCTCCCGTCTGGAGCCATACGTCGAACGGTCTTGTCTCCCCGATGCTCTTCGCCGCTATGTCTATCACCCCGTACTGCACGTCCCTCCACCAAGGTCTGGTCGAGGCTATTTCTATAATATCTTCCGTGGTCATCTCCCTTTCGAACACTTCGTCGAACACCCTTATCTGCTGGTCTATGATTTGCACGGCTTCAACGGCATACGCAGATTTCGTCACCTGAGAATATCCGGGGTCTACCCATAGGTGCACGGGTTCTCCCGGAACGTATTCCACGTCGCCCCTCACGTGAATCTCGTTTCTGAACATGTTATGCACGAGTCCCCTAGGCGGAGCGGGCTTTCCCGCCATCCGCTCGGCGAACCAGTCGTCCGAGTGCAGGTTTTCAAGGGCTACCATTTCATCGTCGTACCTGCCGCCCGGATAAACGAGCCTGTTAGACCATGACGGAAGCGAAAAAGATTTTGCCTGCTCATTGTTCGGGTAAGGCTGCCACGCCTCCCACATCGACGGGTACCACCCGACGGAACCCTCAAACGTTCCCTCGAGAAAAAGCCACCCCCTCTTTTCGGCGATACGACCCCGAAGCCTTAAAAAACCCTCGTGGTCTATCTGCGAAGCCTCACATGCAACTATCCCGACAGGCGCCTCCATCGCAAGTGACCTGTGATCCTGTGCGGATTTCGTCTTTATCTTGATTCCGTTTACGATTTCTATCTCGCCGGGGTCAACCCTCTTGCTTGCCTTTATTAAAAACCCCAGCTTCGTAAACATATCGACCAGATACGTGAATTCAGCCCTAGTCCTCTCGTAATCACGAGCCACCAGCCAGATTATATCCCCTGCATTATATTCGTCCACATGGGCAATCACATATAACGCACCCAAGAAACTCTTCCCGGCACGCTCACCCCCAGCCACCAGCTTTATCCTAGCCTCATGGTCAAGGATATCGTCCTGCTCTTTCCACGTGGATATACCAATGTTCTCCAAAAGGAGCTTTCTGTCTTCAATAAGCATACGTAAATCTTACCACACCCATACCCCCCTCTCACACTCTCCCCCTAGGGTGTTTCAAATGTACCCCCTTAAAAGGGGTACTATAGAAACAACACACCACCCATAGGTTAAAACATACCAGAAAGGGTGTTGCACGTGAAACACCTCATGGCTAAAAATACCAGATCCAATCTCAAAAACATGGTGTTGCATGAAACACCTCGCCCGAAAAACGGAACACTGTTGCATAGGTGTTGCATAGGTGTTGCATCGTTCAAATCACAAAATAAATTTACAGTGACCCCCTTCTATACACAACACCAACACCTCCTAACCCTACCCCTACCTCATCACCTCATCACCTCCACCACTCACCTCATCCACACCACCATCACCACCCAGCTCCTCATCACCCCTACCCTCACCACCAACACCACCAACACCACCCAACAACCCCTCCCCTCTGCGTGCGTCGTGCGTGTCATGCGCGTTCCTTATTGCGCGGGTTTCGCGTTGCGTTGTCCGTTCTCGTAAGTTCTCGATTAGCGTGTTCACCGCTACTACTTGAGGCGTTGCAATGTCATCAGATTTAAACCTTGCTTTGTTAACCCCGTGCTCCAATATCCAAGCGTGCGCGCGCCAATCGTCGCTTGAAACTATCGAATTTAGGCTTTTTAGTTCCGCTTGCGCTTGCGCTCTTTCAACATCGTCAACAAAAGTTTTAAAAATTGTTTCCCCGTCCTGAGACGAACCGCGCGCAATCCAATTCCTAACGGTTGCCTCGGACAATCCGACCGCCCGCGCTGATGTTGACAAGTAATTACCATTCCGCAAACTTTGACATATCGCATCGGATATTTTCTTATTTAATCGAAGCTTGTTACCCATTATTACCGCCTTTTTCATGCGAATTTTATATTATTTCAATCTCAATTCTATCAATTTTCACATTTTACCCGCTTAAATGCTTGACAACTCACATTGTTATCTGTAAAGTGGTACATATCAATCGATAAATGGTCGCATTGATAAACACAAATGTTAGAGCAAAACTAACACACATAAACGGCGTTACGGATTGCATCTAGCATGTAACACAAGGAGACAGCATGATTACATGTAGCACCTGTAACAAAACTTTCAAGAGCGAGAAGGGTCTCGCGTGGCACTCTGAAAAGGCATATTGTGGCAAGCCTAAAGCTAAAAAAGGCTCGAAGGCGTCCAAAACCAAGGCGACAAAGCCAGCCAACACGGGAGGTCACGAGGAGAACCGAGACAAGCGCACTCGCGGAGCGAAGCCGTGGAATGACACGCCAGCGCAACAGCGAGCCGATGCCAAAAAGGGCGGACCGATCACGACGCTCTCGGGCATAGACGCAAAGCTTGACAAGGTTTTGACAGGAATAAGCGGACTCGCGACGCAAAACGCGAGATTGGAAACGGAATTCGTCGCAATGATAGCGATGGACGCGGGGATGGAGGTCGTGGACGCGAGCTAACCTAGCGAGCGAGGACGAGAGCGGGCGGGACTTAACCGCTCGCTCGTGAGGGGGATAGTCGTGCGCTGAAGCGAGCGCACCTGATGAACGCGCCTAGCAAGGCGAAACTATCAGCAAAGACCGAAATATGGAGTAAATCATGACTCACGAAGAATTACACGACCTTTTCGCGTACACCGCGAAGTGTCATAGACCCCCGAGCTACGCGAGCAAAGACGTAAAACGGGCTTGGAGGAACAAGCTCGCGAGGAAACGCTACGCACGCAAGAACGAAATCGAATGCAAGCGGTTTTTAGGAGATTGTCGCGAGCGCAAGCACCCAAACATGACCCACTTCGCGTACGTGAAGAGCCTTTGGAAAATTCCAAATAGCAAGTTATACGGCGCGACGCTATGAGGGAAATAAGCTCAAATGCCCGCGGGTTACGCGGTGCGCTGACTAACCCAACAGAACTCGCGCGGCGCAAGGGAAACATACGTAAATCCTACCCCGTGAAGTTCGCGGGCAGGAGATACAAAGACGCGGAAACCGCGTACAAAACGCTAAAACCCGCGTACAAAAACGCGGAGCATTACGCCCTCATGGTGGAAATCATGACGGCAAAGCTTGAACAATACCCCGCGCTTGTGAAAGCGCTCACGCGAAAGGGCGGTAGCGCGTGGATAATGTCATGCACGCACCAGCCCAAGCCAAGCGCGGACAGGTGGACAACGAAAGGCAAAAACTGGTTTATCAAGGCACTTAACGAAGCGTACGCGATAAACATGTGGCGATACTGGAGAAACCAAGCACGTTAGAGAGATACGAGGAGTTTTACATGAGCATAACGCTAGAGGACGCCGTAGGCGTAGCCCACACTATCACCTACGGCGAGAAAACATACGGGAACTTTCCCGAATACGTGGGGGGCGGGCGTAAGTTCCGCGCACTATGGGACGGCACGGATTTTAGA